GAGAATATATCACCCAATGACTTAGGGCCGGCAACTTTGTTGCCTGCCTTGAGGCCATTGCTCCCACGAGGGGAAGAGAGTCCTCGCGGGGTGTTGTTCTTCTTGTCAGCCCTGCCCATGAGATCTTCGGTGATTTCAGCCTTGAGTTTCTCCCGAAGCTCTTTTTCAGCTTCGGCTCGAATGTTCTTATGCCAATCAGCAGGCGAGCTGCCGTACTTGGTTTCGAACTCCAGGCGTTCCATCACACGGAAAGCTTCGTGTACGGGAGAATCGGAATTCAGCACGAGAGCCTGAACCATCTGGTTGCCGCCGAAGTGCTCGTGAAACTGAGCCAACTTCTGCTCAACCACTTCACTGCCATGCTGCTCGATCATCGCCGCTTTGGACGACAACGCCTTGCCGACAGTGAGGGCCTGGGACGCTATCGCCTCGGGGGTGATATGCTTCGCCGGGTCATCCACTTCAGGATCGTAGGTGCCATCCGCAATCTTGCGCATGACGCCCATCTCTTGCTGCATCTGGGTCACGGCTTGCTGGAGCTGAAGCTTTTCTTGGTGCTCCTTCTGCCAGCTGGCTGACGTGTCCCTGTAACGCTTGAAGAATGGGTTTTCGTCGTTCTCCCACTTCTTCTTCGCTTCTTCCGCTTCCTTCGCAGCTTTCTGCTCCGGGGTGGGCTCTCCTTCCGTCTTAGCATCGGTTTTCACGTCAGGAGTCTTTTCAGAATCCTTTTTCACGTCCGATGCCTGCTTTTCAGGCTTTGCCCCTTTGTCGGCCTGTTTTTCATCAGGCGAAGACTCGGGAAATTTCTGAGAAGCTTCGTCGCCTTCGTCGTCCTTAGCCTCTTTCGCGGGAGTCGAAGAGGAACTGCTTTCCTCGGGCTCCGGGTCGTGACTAAACAATGAATCTAGCGGCGTTGCAGAGCTTTCGCTCGTGCCTTCTGTTACTGCCATGAACACTCCTTCAGGGTGCTTAAATTTGGGGGAAGCCGAAGCGCCCCTAGACACTCTGAGATGGAAAAATACACTTAAACGTATAAGGTAGGAGACACCAGCCGGGTTTTCACCAGCATTCCGGCCAGGAGGGATGGTCGGTCTTGGTTAGATGATGGTGTCACATGCTGTCAGAAAAACTGGTATCTTTTTCTGACTATCCGCGATGGCTCCACGGGCCGAAGTATCGCGTGTTTTTCACACGGTAGACACGCTCCCGCTTGCCATGGTCATCTTCCAACTTCTCCACTTCATGCCGGTGGATGTCGAGATCTTGTTCTTTGAACGCTTTGACGTTCTCCTGGGTGATGGTCTGAGGATCGCTGATCTTGTCAAAGCCGATACGGAATTCCCTAGCCACGAGAAACCTCCTTGTACTTTTCAAAGGTGCGAAGCCCGCCTAGCCCCAACATACCGAGGAGCACGGTGAGCAGGCTGTCCATATCGAACACCGGCAGCATGCCCCCAATCGGGTTTTGGTAGATCGCCACGAGAATGAACGCCGCAAGGGGTTGCACGATGTAGTGGTAGGCGAATGCCGTACCGCACACCCATCCCACGAAGGGACGCCAGCCGGCTACGAACCAGTTGGGATTCTTGGCTTCCTCTTTGTTGATCTCCAGCTGCCCCAGGATGCCTTGCCAATCTTGCTTGGCGAGTTCGAGGGTAACTTGGGCCTCAAGCTTGGCTCGCTCCTCTTCCGACATTTTCTCGGCGGGGAGAATGCGCTTGAGGATGGTGTTCACCACTTCAGCGATTGGGCCGATCAGTAAATTCCACATTAGGCACCCTTCCGCTCAACGCAGTCGTCAATGACGCCCTGGAAGCCAGCGGCTTTCAGGCTCTCAACGATCTCTTCTCGATAAGCGGAGCAGCTCATTTGGTTCCTGAAGGGTCCCACCGTGGTGGTGGCCTTGATTCCAGGTCCAACGCTCGCCCGCATAGAGAAAAACCATCCAATGAAAAACAATACTGCTACGTGCTTTTTCATTTCCCTGCCTTTTCCGTTTTTTGTGGTGTGTTCTGCGCGACTACCATCTGAAGCTGCATCTTCTGCATCTCCATCTGGATCTTCTCCATCTCTAGCTGATGCTTCGCTGCCATCTCCTCCATTTTCATGCGATGCTCTTCTTGCTTCAGCTGAGCATCCATCTGTGCCTGCTCCATTTCGAGCTGCACACGCTGTTGCTCACCCTGGCCGCTGCTCTTCATCTGCTCTTTCGCCAATTCAGTGGCGGACTTCGCCGCCTGCACTGTTTGGGGATTGATTTGCATGACGGCATCGGCAATTTCAGGCTTGCCAGCGAGTTGCCACACGCCGGCACGCTCTACAGGCTCAAGCATATCGAGATTGGCCTGCAAATTGAGCTTAGGCTGTACAGGCGGCGGGCCTTGCGGCTCGCTGAGCACCTTGAGAAGCCCCTCTTTGTTGCGGATACGCGAAGCTTTGAGCAATTCGGCGGTGTAGGGAGCCGGGAACTGCAAGAGCTGCGGGAGAGTTTCCATCAGAATGCGGAAATGCTCGTCCTGCGTGCTTGGATCGTCCTCGAACTCTGTCACCACTGCGTCGTAGAGCCCGTTTTTGATCTGCGCCATCTGGTCGGCGTTGATGCCCACCTGCTTGGCGGCGTTCTCGTCATCCGTGATTAGGAAAATCTTCTCGCCCGTGTAGTATTTCTGCACGAAGTCGAGGGCTACACGCGCAAAGATCTTCCGTGTGCGCCGGATGTTGTCGAAGAGAGTCGCAACCGGCTTGCTTGCTTCAGCATATTTCTGCTGCAAGCCTTTGCCGGAGCGGATTTCACCTGTCTGCTGCCCCATGCGCTGATCCATCCCGACAATGCTGTAGAGATCGGCCTGCGCCCGTTGGTGCATATTGAACTGCGAAGCGGCCAATTCAAGGTTTTCCTTGAACTGGAAGCGTTGCTGCGAGAGCGCACCGTCACGAAGCTCGATGTTTCCATCCGGCTTCGCCTTTTCCTCCGCCAACCGCGCAGGATCGTCAACGGCGCTCTTCTCATAGATGGCCTGGTTGGTGTTGAGTAAGTGGAGAGCCTTAGATTCTCGCTTGTTAATTGCGTCCTGCATGGACAGTGCGAGTGTTATTAGGGAGTAAGGCTCCCCTGTCTTGCGCCGGTACGCGAAGTAGGGCACCAGCGAGAAGTATTTGTGGTCGGTTTCCTTGTGTTCAAGCAGCACGCCAGCGGCATAGACGCCCACGCACACCGTTGTCTTAAGCCGGCTGAGCATCTTGGCTTGAATGCCCTGCTCTTTGGCCTGCTTGAAGATCTCCTTGACCTTCCCGTCATCTTTCAGGGGGACGGATGTGCCGTTGGCGAGGAGCAAGAGGCGTTCGCGCTCCTGTCTCTTGTATTGCACTTCGATGATTCGGATGCGCTCGTTGTCCTTGTCGACATAGCGCTCGCCCTTGAAGTGATCCACGTTGGCAAGCTGCCCGGAGCTGGAGTCGAAAGGCGACAGTCCGCCCGCTCCCTTGATATCGGCTTCGGCCTGCGGATAAACTTCGCACGCTTCCGCGATGCTCCACCACCTAGCCCGCGCAATGAAACGAGCATCCTCGTTCCAATCGTAGCGCCGGCTATCGGGATCTGGGAACACGATTAGCGGATCTTCGTTTCGCACCTTGATCTGGGGCTGATCCATGTCATCGAAAGCGATGCTCACGTCAAGACAGCCCATCCCGGAGGTGAAGCCGTCCTCTGCCATATCGCGCTCTTCGAATTCGAGATCGTTGCTTTGGCGAATATGGCGGAATATGTCAGAGAGGATGTTGGCAATGGCTTCATCAGGCTCCTGGTTGAGCCCCACAAAGCCCACACGGAAGCGCTGGTTCACCAAGTCTCCGACCAGCCTGTTCACCACCACGCTGATCTGGTTGTTCACCGTGTCAGGCTGATGGCGCTCTGCGAGAATTTTCTTCTCGGCTTCCGTCCACTGTTCTCCCTCTCGATACTTGAAGCACTCGATCATCTTGTCTCGCCCGCGCTTCCAGGATGGATTGTCCAGCGCGTACAAGAACATCTTGTCCAGCTTGTCTACAAGCTTGGCCTTTTCATCGGGAGGGAGATCTGATTCAGCACTGAACTCTTTGTAGCTCTCGTCTTCCTCTTCATGGCCCTTCTCGCGGGCATCGTCTTCGTATGTCGGAGAATTGGTTGCTTGGGCCACGGAGATTCCTTTCGTTAAGCTGTGCGCCAGCTCTCAGAGCTGCGCTTCTTGGCCTTGTCACGCGGGGGAGGCCGGCGTCTAATTTCGCTGGCACCATACCGCATGGTCATCATCAGCGCGTCTGCCCTGTTGGGGCTCTCTACGCCGCGCCGCTTTAGGTCGGCCTTGCTCTCCACCTTGATGATGCCCGTGCTATCGTCGTAGTGAGGAGCGTTCAAATCACCTTTGAGGATCGGATCGTCGGGAATGCAGAGATGGCCGCGCTCGAACTCTTCGCGCAGGGTCCACCACAGCTCGTCGCGGAGCCGATGAAAGCGGTCAGGCTGATAGGCATGCTCGCTGACGTTCACCTGCACCACGTCGATATCCATGTGCTTTACGCGGCGCTCGATCTCGCCCATGACGCCCCATCCCCATCCGATAGGATCGCCAAAGAACACTGTGGGCGGCTGAGCCAATGCTTCTCGCACAGCCCAATCAACCACCTTCGTGCTCTCGTTGTAGCCTTTTGCTTCGAGGCTCAACACGCGGGGGCCAAGCTTTTTCAGGAGTATCGAGTCGTCACCCCCGGCTCCGACATCGAGACTGTAAATGAGCTTATCGTCCGAGAGGGGCTCCAAGTCTCGATCAACTGCTTCTTCGATCCAATCCCAAGGGATAACCTCATTTTCTCCAGACAGGGGAGGCAATCCCAAGACACGAATGCGAAATGAGTTTGACTCTCTGCCATACTTTCGTTCAAGTCGCTCGATACTTTCTTTTGTGACAAGTTCCGACTCCTCCGAGTTCCACCGGAACGTCACCCACTGGTCGCGCTCCTTGAATTGTGTGTCATACGCGAAGCCTTTGCCCTTTGTAGGGTTGAAGGTCAATAAGCAGAGGTTGCATTTACGTGTGAGAGTGGCTTCGAGAGGCCGAAAAACGGGGTCTGGTACACCAGTGGCCTCGTCTCCGACGATAAGAACAAAATCCTCATGAATACCCGCAAGAGTTTCAGCTTGTTCATCAGCGCTGTTACGGGGATTAGCGGTACGGGCCGAGATAAACCACTGTTGTCCATCGCACTCCTTCAGAAAGAACTTGTCGCTCTGCCAAACAAAGAAATCCTTAATCTTGCTCTTCTGATGCCACTTGGCTAATTCGGACCAAAGGTTGTCCCGCAGCTGCCTCGCAGATGGAGATACGGCCACACACTTAGGGTAGGGAAACACCGTAAGAAACCATAACACAAGCACAGCGGCAAGAGCGCCCTTGCCAGTGCCTACGCCTGACATAATGCTCATCCCGAACTTGCGGGAGAGATGCCTCAGCTTGTCGCTGTGCTTTCCGTTGGGATTCCCATTCACTTCAAGCTTCGCCCAACATAGCTCCACGAACGCTCTGGCCGCAATTAGCTGTTGTTTAGTGAAGGTGAAATCTGGAATGGTTTCGGCAACGTATAGTTCTATGTCCTTACTCCACGCAAGTATCTTATCCGACTCGGCTGACTTTGCCACGTTTGTTTCCCGCCTGTTCCTGTAGAGTAGCCCACCTTACGTTCCCAGGCTCATAGTTGCCGTCTGAGTCGATACGGTCGAGGGTCTTCCCTTCTGGTCGGATTCCCATATCCGCTAGGAAGTTTTCAAACACCTGCCACCGCTCACACACCGCTATACCACGCCCGCCATAATGCTCGAAGCTTCTGACGCATGGGTATTTGCAGCGTCCCCTCATAGAGGTCCAGCTCTGGTAGGTGGGGGAGACCCAAACCTTACCCGCTACTTTTCCAGTGTGCCCGTGTCGAGGAGTGCCTATTTTAAAATGCCGTCTATCAATCTCCACCGGCTGATACATCGTCCCTCCAGACAAAGCAAAATCCTTACATTTACTGTAAGGTTTTAGCCGAAGATTTCTTTAAGATTCTTTTTCTTTTTCTTTCGTGATTTGCCAGCCTTGCTCATCGCTATAGCTACGGCTTGCTTCTGTGGCTTGCCGTGACTCATCTCCGTGCGAATGTTGCTGCTGACTGTCTTCTGACTGCTGCCAGACTTCAATGGCATGGCTCTCCTCCGTAAGTGGCTTTATGCTGTGAGCGTCCTCAATGATCCTGCGTAACGAAAAGATATTTTCAGTAGACTTGCCTTCGACCAGTCTCCGCTGCTGGAAGCTCTTGTCCATGACGGCCACGGCTTCAATCGGTGTCATTGTCGGAATGAGATCGTGAATGCGAGCCCGAGCGCTGATGTTCATCGCTGTGAGATCGATCAGCTCCTTGCTCTTGTACTCCTCCACGAGCTTCTGGAAAGCCGGGTCCGTGAACATTGGGCTCTCGCAGTATTTCCTGATGGTGTGTGGCGAGCGGCCCATGATCTCGCCCACTTGGTAGTTGCCGAGATTCAATTGCTTCAACGCCAACATCTGGGCTTGTTCTCGCTTTGTCGGGGGCACCCCTTTTTTCTTAGATCTCCCTGGCTTACGCAGCTTTGGCATGTTGTCCCCCTCACCCTATTGGCCCCAAACATGGAAGTTTTGGTCAAAGCTGTGGGCGAAAGAGGAGCTAAGTGCGCGGAGGAGCACAGGAAAGTTCTTTTTGTTCCACACGCATGAGAAAAGGCTCTAATATGGACCTCTGCCCACCCCACCCCTCGGGGCCACCCCGCTGCCGCCGCCTTGCAAAATCCATGCCAGATGCTTGGCACCGATCTTGCATGTCCGAGCATGGCACGGTTCTTGCATGCAACAACAAACACTAATGATATCAATGACTTAGCATGGCATGCATATTGCTTAAGAGATCGGCAAGCATACCATAACGTTCGATGTGGTACGGATATTGCATAGGGATATCACATAGTTAGCAGGGAAGAGCGCTCCAAAGCTTGAAATTGCTTTTGGCACGCCTCTTGCATAGTCAAGTTCTTTGTCTCTGACATGACATTGACACAAAGATTTGACAGATATGACAAAACGCGGAAGAGCGCTTGGAGCATCTTGGAGCGATTGAGCATTCCAGCGCAACGCTGCACTGGCATATCGATTGCTTTGTTACTGGCATAGGAGATTGAACAATATGGCAATGAAACTGTTAACGGAAGACAATGCAAAGACAAGCTTAGGTGAGTCTTACGGTTATCTTACGGGCATACTGTATCTTAACCCAAGAACAAACCGAGCAAAGCTTTGTCCCTATGCCAGCGAATCATGTTTCACGAATTGCTTAGTTGATAGCGGGTTAGGTCAAGTATATCCGAAGATCAATGCTGTAAGGGCACGCAAAACGATGGAGTTTTTGAGCAATCGTCAAGCTTTCATCGATACCTTGCGGCAAGATATCAAGGCCTTAATCCGAAGAGCAAAGCGATTGAATTTAATCCCTGCGATTCGCTTAAACGGCACAAGCGATATTCTATGGGAGAAATTGTCAAGCTTAATGGTTGAATTCTCGGAAGTTCAATTTTACGATTACACCAAAGTACCGCTACAGCATCGCGGACAGCTACCAAATTATCACCTAACATTCTCTTTCAGTGGTGACAATTGGCAAGCTTGTGAAGACGCAATGAATCGCGGAGTCAATGTTGCCGTGGTATTCGCCGGCGATATCCCTGACAGCTACAAAGGGCACGAAGTCATAGACGGCACCGAGCATGACTTGAGATTTCTTGACAAGAAAAACGTAATTGTAGGCCTTTGCATCAAAGGTAATGAAGCAAAAAAACGAGCAAAGCAGAACAGTGATTTTCTAGTGACTCTGTAGAGGAAAGACAATGAGCAAAAAGCTTGAAGACAAACTAGGTCACGATTATGAGTCATGCGACCATTGCGCCAATTGCGGAGCAGAGCAATTCGAAAGTGAAGCTTATTATCAGCTCTGTAGCCGAAGCTTTATCACTGAAGAGATAGTCGACAAAATAGGAGAATAAGACCATGGAAAAAATAGCAAAGTTCGAAATCTCGATTGACGAATATGGCAAAGCGCTTGCGAACGCTACGGACAGCGCTTACCTTGCGCATCTGGTTAACGATTACAAGATTATGCCAGATGGTAAAGTCATTGCTCGATGGAGCATTGACAAGTCACAAGATGATTGCTATATCATCAGGGACCGATTCGCGTTGTTTTCAAGCTTATAGGAGAGTCAAGCCATGCATAACACTGAATCTGACAACCTACGATTCAAAATCACTTTCACTGAAACTAACATTCGCTATCTGTTAGGTGAGACACCAGTGAATACAGCATTGATCGAGAGTCACCGGCAGTCAATCGCAGAGGCAAAGCAACGCCTAGCGATGTTGGAGCGCTTTCCATCGCTATCGCTTGTCGACGGTCATCTTGTCATTGGTGACAAGTCAATTGACAGCATTGACACTGACAGGGAAGACCAATTGGCAGCGGTACGGGAAGAGATGCTCGAAAATGCCATCGATGACGTTGGCACAGAAGATGCTTAATAACAAG